GACGAATTAGAATACGAAAATGTCGCAGTCGTTACGGTGAAGGGCAAAAAGGGACAAAAAGTTGGAGAAGGATTCGGTTCTGGTCGAGCGCAATATGGCGTAAAAATGTCTAATCAGATCAAAAAGACTGGCTGTTTGGTTGTCAAGGAAATGATTGAACAGGACAAGTTAATTTTGAATGATTTTGATCTCATTAGTGAACTTTCAACCTATGTTTCTAAAGGAGCCAGTTATGAGGCTTCTCAGGGATATAACGATGACTTGGTTGCATGTCTTGTCCTGTTTGGGTGGCTAAGTACTCAGAACTACTTCAAAGAATTAGTCAATACCGAAATCCGTCAGAGGCTATTTGAAGAAAAACTCAAGCGTCTCGAAGAGGATTTGATTCCATTTGGATTCATGGAATCAGAAGATGATGATCTCTCTAGGGATGCGATAGATTTAGGGAGAGAAATTGAAAGAAGCAACGAACCACAAAAAGGAAGAAAATGGGGTACTCAGACTTCCATGGATTATGAGGAATGGTAAGCGCAACCCCCCTAATGCTAAATACTCCTGATTCTCAATACTGTTGACCACAGGAGACAGACCACATGGCATTTCAACTCAGCCCTGGCGTAAATGTTACAGAGCGGGATCTTACGACGATTGTACCCGCTGTCGCTACGACAAATGCAGCCTTTGCAGGACTCTTTCAGTGGGGACCTGCCGATCAGCGTATTCTAGTAGATAGCGTAAACAACCTGATTTCTCTCTACGGACTACCAGATGACAATAATTACACATTCTGGTTTACAGCCGCTAACTTTCTTGGCTACGGCAATAGCCTTACGATTGCCCGTGTAACCCATCCAGACGCAAATAATGCAGTTCCTCAATCAGGTCTAACTGGAGTTGGTGGTGGTGTTCCTAGAGCAATGTATGTTCCGAATGACACCTATCTTGATGTTGACGGAGGCGCTGGTCCTGATTTGGGTTCAGATGCTGATACTGCATGGTGTGCTAAGTATCCTGGACAGTTAGGAAACAGCATCAAACTTGAACTTTGCGGTGGTGCAGCATCTGCCACAAGTGGTGGAGAGACAATGGGAACTTTTGAAACTTGGTCGTTGAGCGGTCAGTTCAATAGAAAAGCATCAACTTCCGCTTACGCAGCATCTATCGGCGGAACCGCTGACGAATTCCATCTTGCAGTTATCGATGAGGATGGTTTGTGGACCGGCGAGAGAGGTTCTATTCTTGAAACTTTTGAAGCACTCTCTGTTCTCAGAGGTGCAGTTGCCGCAGACGGGACTTCGATTTATTACAAGGACAAGATCAACAACGAATCTAAGTATCTTGCTTGTATCGATGTAGATAACACAAACGCTCTTGCAGGATTCACAATCGGATTTACCGCAGGTGGATCAACAGGATCTGCTGCTTTTGCTGCAAATGGAGAATTCGGATTCACTTCAGGAGGACACTTTGTTGCCTCTCTTGCAGGCGGAACGGGCGCACATGGTGCATCTGCTCAAGTAAACTTGTTCGATGCAGGTAAGGGATATGATCTCTTCAGCGATGCAGAAACATTTGATTGCTCGTTGCTTCTTGGTGGTCCGATTGGAACATCAACTCTACCTGCCGCAACATTTGGTGTTTTTCTGAAGGATATCGCAGATGACCGCAAGGACTGCGTTGCTTTCATGTCTACGCCAAACTTCAATGCAAATGTTACAGAAGAAGTCAAGAAGAATACGGCAATCACTTTCAGAAACGCAATCGGATCTTCCTCATATGTCGTAATCGACAGCGGTTGGAAGTATCAATACGATACCTATAATGATAAGTACCGCTATATTCCGCTAAACGGAGATATCGCAGGACTTTGTGTACGCACAGATATTACAAATGATCCTTGGTGGTCACCCGCAGGTTTCAATCGCGGTCAAATCCGTAGCGTAGTCAAACTCGCATTCAATCCTTCGCTTTCGTTCAGAGATGAACTCTACAAGAACAATATCAATCCTGTGGTAGTATTCCCAGGAGAGGGTGCAGTTCTGTACGGTGACAAGACTGCTCAAGCCAAACCATCAGCATTCGACCGCATCAATGTGCGCCGTCTGTTTATCGTGCTTGAGAAGGCCATTGCTACCGCTGCTAAGTACAGCCTCTTTGAATTCAACGATTCGTTCACTCGCGCTCAGTTCAAGTCGCTTGTCGAACCATTCCTTCGTGATGTGCAAAGCCGAAGAGGTATCATCGATTTCCGTGTAGTGTGTGATGATAGAAACAACACCCCACAAGTTATCGATAGTAACCGTTTCGTGGCCGACATTTATATCAAGCCGAATCGTAGCATCAACTTCATTCAGTTGAACTTTATTGCTACGCGCACGGGTGTGTCGTTTGAGGAAGTTGGAGCCTAAATCCGAACAATACATAGATTAGGAGACCTAACAAATGGCTTATAGTCAGTTCAGCCTCGACGCATTTCGCGCAAATCTCATCAACGGTGGAGCAAGAGATAACCTCTACCTTGTGAGTGGTAATTTTCCTGGTGGAGCATCGTCTGCAATTAACGCTGCTGCCGGTGCAGCAGGTGCAATTTTCGGTGGTGCTGCTGCTAACGCAGTAAGTGCTATCGGAAGTGCCATCGGGGGTGGAAGCCCAAGCGCATCGATTCAGTTTCTGTGCAAAGCGGCTCAAATTCCTGCCGCAAAGGTAGGACTCTTGACCCACAGTTACATGGGCAGATCCTTCAAAACCGCAGGTGATCGGGAATTCGCAGATTGGAGTATCAGCGTTTACAACGATGGAACCTATGGTCTTCGTAAGGCATTTGAATCTTGGTCAAATCTACTCAATACCTTCGAAGGAAATGTCGGTCCAAACGCCGTGAACTCTTACCTCACGGACTGGTTTGTTTCTCCGCTTACTCGCGAAGGAAATCCGATCACCACATACAAATTATCAGGATGCTTCCCATCAGAAGTTCAATCGCAAGAACTATCATTCGAATCCAAAACAACACCTTCGGAATTCAAAGTTACTATGACCTATCAGTACTTTACGGTCGCAGGAACAACAACCTGAGTCGAAGCAAAACAAAGGAGATATTCTAAACCATGGGACTGTTTGGCTTTCAACTCAAGAAATCGAAGGAACAAAAAGAAACCTTCAAGGCACTAAAATCGTTCGTAGTCCCAACTACGGACGATGGTGCTATTCCAGTAGAAGCAGGTGGATTTTACGGACAATATGTCGATCTTGACGGTGCTGTCAGAAATGACTACGAACTAGTGGCGAAGTACCGTGAAATGAGCATGGATCCTGTAGTAGAGACTGCAACTGATGATATTGTCAATGAAGCAATTATTACAGAAATGAAAAGACAACCTGTAAAGATTTTGTTCAATGCAGATCTTCAGGCATCAGACTCTATCAAAGAAAGAATCCATGAGGAATTCAAAAATATTCTCAGAATTCTTTCTTTTGATACCAAGGGTTATGAAATATTCAGACGATGGTATGTTGACGGCAAGATTTACTTTCACCTTATTGTGGATGACGATAATCCTAAGAAAGGTATCTTGGAGGCAAGATATGTCGATCCTCTCAATATGCAGAAGATTCGCGAGTTCAAGAAAGAGACTCGTCCTGATGGTAGCAAGATTATCACAGGCTATCGCGACTTTTATCTCTACAACAAGGATAACCCGAGAGTCGGAAGTCCCACGGGATTGAAAATCAACGAAGATGCAATCTCTTTCTGCTCTTCTGGTCTGTTTGACACAAGATATCGAAGAACAGTTGGATTTTTGCATAAGGCAATCAAACCACTCAATCAGTTGCGAATGATGGAAGATGCAGTTGTCATTTATCGTATCTCTCGCGCACCTGAGCGTAGAATTTTTTACATCGATGTCGGTAACTTGCCAAAAACAAAGGCAGAGGCTTATGTAAAAGATCTCATGAACCGTTACAGAAATAAACTGGTTTACGAGGCAAGCACGGGCGAAATTAGAGATGATCGAAAATTTATGTCCATGCTTGAGGACTATTGGCTTCCGCGTAAAGAAGGTTCAAAAGGTACAGAAATTCAAACACTTTCGGGAGCGCAGAATTTAGGCGAACTTACCGATGTTTTGTACTTCCAAAAGAAGTTGTATAAGGCACTCAATGTGCCTGTATCTCGTCTAGAACAGGATAAAGGCTTTCAGTTGGGCCGTGCTGCTGAAATTAGCAGAGACGAATTGAAATTCAACAAGTTCGTCAATCGTCTTCGTGCCAAGTTCAACGAACTATTTTATGACCTACTGAGAAAGCAACTTATTCTCAAAGAGGTGATCAAACAAGATGAGTGGAGTATGTTCAAGGAACACATTTTCTTTGACTATCTGAAGGATAGTCACTTCGTTGAACTGAAGAACGCTGAACTACGCAGGGGACAATATGAAGAACTGAATAGTATTGAAAAATACATAGGTAAGTACTTTTCACATAATTATGTTCGCACCCAAATACTTGGTCTCAGTGAGAACGAAATGGTTGAAATGGATCGTCAAATCAAAAAGGAACGCAATCAGGGTCTGTATGCACCAGACAATACCTCGTTTGGTTTGCAATAAGGAGAGTAAATGGAAAATCTACGGAAGGCAATCGATGCAATCGGAAACAAAGAGAGTGTCCTCTTCAAAGAGGTCATCTCTGATGAATTGGTTCGTCGCCTTCGCGAGTCTCTCCTAAAAAACCAAGCAGAAACAGCAAATCACATTCTTGTTTCTGAGGTAAATGTCGGCGCTCCTTCTGCACCCCCTTCAACAAGTCCTTCTAAGAAAATGGTTGCTCCTCAATCTCCTGCCGCAGGAGTAGAAACAGCCATGGAGGGAGATGAAGAACTGATGAAAGAACTACAGGCAGCATTCGGTTTAGGTGCAAAAGCAGATGCAGAAAAGCCTGTAGCAAAAGACGATGATATTTCATTAGATCCAAACTTTGAGAAGGAATATCTCTCAAAGAGTATATCACTTGATGGTCATAAAATCCAACTAAAACAAATCGGTCTTGGTCTTTCTAAGCCAGTTCGTGTTTATGTTGATGGACAGAGATGGGAACTATTTCCAGGTCCAGAATCAGCAATGAAAGCACTAAAGCCTTATCTGAAAGAACTTGACGCAGAGAAACTAAAGAAGAACGAAGGAGCCTAATAAAGTCATGGGAAATCTAAACAACGCTATCAATGCAGTCAGCGATAAAGAAGCAGTTCAATTCAAAACTGCAATAATCAACGAACTATCTCGTCGCTTGTACAACGCACTTGAAGAATCTCGTTCTTCTGTTGCAAATGAAACATTCAACAACACAGAGGATATGCACTTCGTAGAAGAAGATAATATCGAAGAGCAAATTACTAACGAAGCGGTTGTTGATTACAAGTACATGAATGGGAAACTCCACAAGAGAATCGACAAAAAGTTCTGGAAACCAGAAACCAGAAATATGGAATTCAAGAAAGTTGGCTCTACAACTTACTATCGTATCGACAAGGCATCATGGTTGCCTTTGCGGAAGGGTATGAATTTTATCGAATCGACCGAAGTAGAGGGCGATGATATCCAAGAGAGTAGTTTTGCTGTCCGTGTCAAGACCAGAGAAGGCGATGAGGCGGGTGACAAGATTCGATTCTCGTCTAAGAAAGATGCTCAAGACTACGCAAATATGGAAAAGAAGGCTGTTGCAAAACAAGTTGCTTCTAAAGGAAAGAAACCACAAGACATCGTTTCGTGGAAAATTGTAGATTCTCTAGAGAGACCAACCCACTCCTTTAGTAATAGAAAGTTGACTCCTATCAAGGAGGATTTTGACATCCAAGAGAAGGTCGATATCGACGGAAGAACCTCATTGTACCGTAATACGGTTGCTCGTATCGAACAGGCTCGTAAGATGCGTACAGAGAAAACAAATAAATCCTCTACCGAAATCGAAGAAGACAATGAAAAATTCGATGGTCTTTATGACGATGGCTCTGGCCGTGGCGCAAGAATTCCAAAACCTCTTGACATAAACCCAAATCGTTTTGCTCATATCACCAAGGAATCGATTGATATCAATGAGTACGACGAAGCCGTGACTATGAAGGGCGGCAAGTACACGATGAAGGAAGAAGAACTTTCTCCTAAGCAAAAAGAGTATAGAAAATTCTTTGACGCGGCACTAAACAAATTCAAGGCAAAATCGCCAGCAGATTTGGATGACGCGAAGAAGAAAGAATTCTTCAACTATGTCAAGCAGAACTGGAAAGGCTGATGCCAAAACTATCTATCACATTCAAAACAGAGGGTAAGGCGAAGGAGTTTCTAAAACACTTCTCAAGTCTTTCTCTTTCTGCTACAGCATCCATAATGAAAGGGAAAACTCCCAAAGTGGTTGTGAATGTGTCTGATGAAGAAGAAACAAAAATAGTAAAGTCACTAATTGCGGACATCAAGGAACAAGCATTTCAAGCAAAAGCATCGGCAATACTCATAGCGTCTATAAAGAACTGCGTTACCGAGGGTAAGGCAAGAAATTTAGTATTACGAGATGGTGCTGTTGTTCGTCTGATACCGAATCGTGCTAAGTCCTTTATGGATGTACATGATCAAATCTCAGAAGAAAATCAGAAAATTATGAGAAGAATGGTGATCGAATCCGCAGATGCATTTTCGAACATCATGAACTTCTGTAAACAAAGGAGCAAATCAAATGGGATCATTTGAGTATCTCGTATCTTCTCAAAAGCGTTGTTTAGTAAAAGTCACTACCGATGGAAGTGCAACTACATTCGGTCTAACTGCGAGTGCATGGGGTGGGGCTGCCGGTTTTGCCGTGCCTACACATGAATGGACAATGCCAAAAGCAAATGAGATTCATTTGTCTCAGATATTTTACGGATTGAGTGGAGCGGGTGCAGTTCTGTCTTATGGATTGAATCCAGGTGGCGTATCTCTTACTGCTTACTATGTTCCTAACAATTCGGAGGGACACATTGTATTTGAGAGATCCACTATTCCGTTCTCTACAGGTGGAAACAACATTACAGGCGCACAATTCACCGTAACTACCACTGCAAATCCAGGTGTGGTTATTATGGAATTTGTACGCTAACCAAAGGAGCATTTACAGATGAAACTATTCTGTGACATCAACGAGGATATACAGGTTCTTACCGAAGAGGTTACACCTGGTCAAAAGAACTACTTTATCGAAGGCGTGATGCTTCAGGCAGACATCAAGAATCGGAACAACAGAGAATATCCGATGGAAGTTCTTGAGCCTGAAGTGAAGCGTTATAGCGAATCATTTGTCAAACAAAAGAGAGCATTCGGAGAACTAGGACACCCCGAAGGTCCTGTTATCAACCTAGAGCGTGTCAGTCATATGATCGTAGATCTCAGACGAGAGGGCAAAAACTTCATCGGTAGAGCAAAGATCATGGATACACCATACGGCAAGATTGTAAAAAATCTGATCGATGAAGGTGCCAAATTGGGTGTGTCTTCTAGAGGAATGGGAACCCTTGAACAAAAAGAGGGTAGATCTTTCGTCAAGAACGATTTCCAACTGGCTACAGCCGCAGATATTGTAGCAGATCCATCCGCTCCTGATGCATTTGTTAGAGGCATCATGGAAGGCAAGGAATGGGTTTGGGATAACGGTATTCTCAAGGAAAAGACCGTAGAACAACTACAAAGAGAAATCAAACAAGCATCATATCGCAAGTTAGAAGAAACCAAAATCCGCGTATTTGAGAAGTTTTTACGGAACCTTTGAAAACGCTAAATATCAAAGCACAGTCAATTAGGAGAATCATCCAAATGGATTCATTCAACAGCCACGATAACGACGAGATTCTTGAGGAAGAAATCCTTGAGGACGAGACCGAACTTACTGATGAAAATGTTATCACAGATGAAGATGATGACTTTTTCATTGAAGACGAGAGCATCGAAGAGGCCAATGCTTCTATCGACTCTGCTAAAAAGCAATCTGCTAATCTCAAGACCGCTGCCGCCATGGGCGAGGGTGGTCTGACCAAGAAGGTTGCAGGCGCATCTAAGGAATCACCAAAGTACAAGGGAATCTATAAGTCCGTTGGTGGCGGTGCTGTTGTTCCTGAGCCAGTGGAGACTGATGTCTCTGCATCGGGCGATAAGCAGAAGAAAAATCTTGACAATAAGCGTATGGCTAAGGAAGACCTCGATCTTCACATGGGTGCCATGTTTGAAGGAGAGGAACTCAGCGAAAACTTCAAGAGCAAGGCAACAACCATTTTTGAAGCCGCTGTAAATGAGAAGGTCTCTGCTATTGAAGCAGAAATGAACGAAGAGTTCAATGTCCGTCTTACCTCTACAACAGAGGAAATCAAGACAGAGATGACCGAACACCTTGATTCCTATCTTTCGTATGTTATTGAGCAGTGGATGGAAGAGAATAGATTGGCTGTCGAGAAGGGTCTTCGTACAGAAGTCGCTGAACAGTTTATCGAAGGTCTCCGTAACCTGTTCCTTGAACACAACATCGAAGTTCCTCAAGCAAAGACTGATCTTCTTGACGAAATGGCTAACAAGGTTGAAGAAGTCACCGCTGCTCTCAACGAAGAGATGAATAGAAATATCGAACTTGCTAACAAGGTTTCGCTTCTTGAGCGTAAGGAAATCATCGGCAACCTCTCAGACGGACTCACCGAAACAGAGAAGGAGCGTTTTGCTTCTCTCGCAGAAAGTGTGTCGTTTGAATCGAATGCAGACTTCCTCTCAAAGGTAGAAACTATTCGTGAGTCGTATTTTGGTAATGGTGAGGTTTTGACCGAAGCAGTCGATGCCTATACCGAAGCCGAACTCGACACGGACAATAACGAAACTACAACAGAAAACCTAAACGAGAACATGAGCGTTTATTCGCAAATGCTTTCGCGCATGAACCGCAACCGCAAGTAAAATTGCATTTTCAACCCATAACTCCATAGGAGAAATCAATAATGGACCTAACAATTTCAGAATCACTTCAGAGGAAGTGGAAGCCAATTCTTGAGCATCCGGAACTTCCGGAAATTAATGACCCGTATAAGAAGGCCGTGACCACGGTTCTTCTTGAGAATCAAGAGCAATATCTCACAGAAGCCTCACCGGCTAACTTTGCAGGAACCATGCCTGACACCGGTGGAGTTGCTAAGTGGGATCCGATTCTCATCTCGCTCGTTCGTCGTGCAATGCCAAACCTTATTGCTTACGATATCTGCGGCGTTCAGCCGATGAGCGGACCAACCGGTCTTATCTTTGCTCTCCGTTCGCGTTACAACTCGCAGGGTGGTCCAGAGGCTCTCTTCCAAGAAGCCGATACGAACTTCTCCGCAACATCGAACGCTTGGTCGGCACTTCAGAATACCGCTGGCTACACTGGTGTTGGTTACACTGGTGGCGTTACCGCAGGTGGCATGTTCGCAGAGAACAACACACCTGCTACTGATCCGTTCTATGGTGACAGCAACATGGGTCCTGTGGCCTTTTCGTCTGCTGCTACTGGTGGTCTTACCACACTTCAGGGCGAATCACTTGGTCAGGGAAGTGCGGATGGACAGTTCTCGCAAATGGCATTCAGCATCGAAAAGACCACGGTTACTGCAAAGACTCGCGCTCTCAAGGCAGAGTACACGATGGAACTTGCTCAGGATCTAAAGGCAATTCACGGACTCGACGCAGAGACCGAACTTGCCAACATCCTCTCAAGCGAAATCCTTGCAGAAATCAACCGCGAAGTCGTTCGCACGATCTACCGCAACGCTCGTCTTGGCGCTCGTACCGGTACTACGCAGACCCGTGGCGTGTTCGATCTCAATGTTGACTCGAACGGTCGTTGGTCGGTAGAGAAATTCAAGGGCTTGCTCTTCCAGATTGAGCGTGAATGCAATCAGATTGCTAAGGACACCCGTCGTGGCAAGGGCAACTTTGTCCTCTGCTCTTCGGATGTTGCTTCGGCACTCGCTATGGCAGGCGTTCTCGACTACGCTCCTGCTCTCAGCACGAATTTGAATGTGGATGATACAGGCAACACCTTCGCAGGTGTTCTCAATGGTAAACTCCGCGTTTACATTGATCCATATTCATCGTCATCCGTGACGCACGAATTCTTCTGCGTTGGATACAAGGGTTCGTCTCCATATGACGCAGGTATGTTCTACTGCCCATATGTTCCGCTACAAATGGTCCGCGCAGTTGGTGAGCAATCATTCCAACCGAAGATCGGATTCAAGACCCGCTACGGCATGGTCAACAATCCTTTCGTTGTCGGAACGAATAACCAAGCAATTGCCGATGTTGATGCGTCAAACGCTGCTCGTAGCAACCAGTACTACCGCATCGTCAAGGTAAACAACCTCTTCTGATCGTTAGTTCTGAATATGAAGCACTTAGGGGGGCGGGATCGAAAGATCTCGCCCCTTCTTATTTCTCTAAATACTCATATGTCAAAAGACTACGGGATACCTCCACAGGCAAACAATAGACTTACAGGACAACCTACACAAACAAACCTGACGAATGCCACAAATTTCAGGTTCATGTTGCCGAAGGTTCCAAATTCTGTGTATTTTTGTCAATCCGTTTCTTTTCCCAACTTTTCCTGTCCACATATTGCCATACGAACAGGCAGAGGTGCTGCCCTGAAAGTTCCTGGCACCGAAGTAAGTCATGGTGACCTAAGTATGACCTACATCGTCAATGAGGATATGAGTAATTACAGAGAAATGCAAGGATGGTTCACGAAAATGTCAGCATTTACTGACGGATTCAATGGACTTCTCAGTACCCGCGATTGGATGAGTGAACAAGGTCAATTGATGATACTTACAAATCGAAAAACACCAGTGGTCAGAATAACATTCAGCGGACTATTCCCTACAAATCTATCCGCGATAGAATTTGACAATACAGATACAGAGGGTAAGGTCACGGTGGCAACTGCAACTTTAGGCTTCACATATTACACGATGGAGGCCATATGAGTAATTTTGCACCCAAAGACTATGGTTTACCTACAAGTCTGTTGAACGGGATTCTTCAACAGAATCCTGCAAATAAAGACCTATTTCTACAGACTAATTTCACTATCAGCATCAAACGATGTCCATCCTTTTCTTACTTTACACAGACTGTTTCCCTATCCGAACTGGGCGGGGATCCTATGGAAGCAGAATATGCTATAGGTCCTAAAGTCAAACTACCTACAGTTGCTGCTGTATTCAAGGACTTTACGGTAAAGTTTCTAGTAAACAGTGATCTTAGTAACTATTACGAGATAATCAAATGGATGCGTGAGGGTACTCCCTACAGAGACCTATCAGAAATCAGACCATTGAACGAAGTTTGGTCAGAGGCGTTCATTATAGTCTCTTCTAATAAGAAGAAGCCTTTACTAAAACTGACATTCCGTGGCATATTCCCAACAGAACTTTCAGGTTTGGAATTCAAAGCGACAGAAACTGACACATCCCCTTTGACTGCTACAGTCAAATTTACCATCACTCAAACTGTAGTGGAGACACTTTGATGAGATCATTTACCACCTACCTCTATGAGGCAAAAGGAAATTGGATTAGACCCGACGATGCGTCTATTCGCAAAGAATATCAGATAGAGTACAAAAAGCATCTCATACACACACTTTCCAAGGACATTTTTCCCACAGAGGATTCTTTTGTAAAGGCAGTAAAGGCATCTTCTACAGTAACTGTCAATCGCTCTGCTGATGCAAAAATATCAAACAGAAGCCGAACATCCGATATGGAATCTTTGTTGGATCTTATCAAAGGGTATAGATCTTATCCTCAATTCCGAAACGAAAAAACACTCAAGGATCTAGAGAAAAGAATCGTTGAAGGAAAACCAACCGATATGCCTATTGTGGTCAAATTTCCTAATGGACTTATGCGAATTTTTTCAGGAAATACCAGAATGGATATAGCGTTCATGCATGATATCAATCCAACAGTAATTCTCCTAGACCTGACTCAATATCTCAAGGAAAGTAAGGAAGAAATCCAAGAGGCAAACCGTGGTGTCAATAAGGAAAAGAACAAGTGGGTAGACCTAAAAGCCGATCAGGTTCGTGGAAACAAAAACATTCAGAAAGATATCTACGACATTATTCGTGCGGCCTATGCACCCGTGGGCGGTCACCACGATTTTCCATCACCCTCTTCTGTGCCTCATGACCAAGACTCCATCCAAATTGTAGATGTAGATAATCCTGATGATGTAGACGCTACACTTTTATCCAAGAACACTGCTCATGGAAAAAAGATCACAACATTGGGATCAGATGGAGGCACAGAGGCAAAAAAGCAATTACTGTTGAAAGCAATAAAACTGGTCAACAGCAACGGCAACTACATGGAAGTTTCAGGAAAGATTGCAGACATACTTATATCAAGAGGCGCACCCACCGTAAATAAGGAAGATACGGTACGGAAGGTATTGCAAGGTAAAGAAATTACATGGCACGGTAAACATCCAGATGGATCTGTCGCGGTGCAGGGGTGGTATACACGAATGATCGGCGGTCAACCTAAGACAAAAATTATGATCGGAAAGCCTAGAACCTAACTTGATTTTGCTATTTGGAGTGATAGAATTATGACTATGAACTTTGAGCGCATAAGAGAAATGGCGGAAAAAGATCTGTCCATCGACAACACAGAATTGGGTACGGAAAGCACTCGCATTCCGCAACTTCACAATAAGTATCTGAATTTTTTCTACGATTCTCGTCTCACACTAAAGAAGTTAGAGACAGACTTCGCAACCCTTCGTCTAGACAAAATTATGTGGTTGTCTGGCAAAATGTCAGAGGAACAATTGGATGCGCGTGGATGGGAAGCATGTCAACTCAGAATTCTTCGGGCAGACATGGACATGCATCTGTCCGCAGATCCGGAAATCAAGGAAATGCAAGCCAAGATATCTCTACAAGAGGAGAGAATCGCTTACATAGAGTCGATACTAAAGATGTTAGCCAACAGACATTGGCAAATCAGAAACGCTATTGAGTGGCGTAAGTTCACTAGCGGAGTATCGTAAGAGTTTACGCGAAAACTCAGTATTCAGACAGCCTCTAAATAAGAGGCATTGTCTGTTATTAGGGTACATTATCACAACTCTGTTCATGTTCGCGTTTCTTGCGAGGCAGGTATCGCCCGTGAAATTCAAGAGTTTTTCACATTCGATGTTCCTGGTGCGCGGTTTATGCCATCTTACCGCAACAAAATGTGGGATGGCAAAATGCGATTATTCACACCATTCAATCCTCTGCTATACACAGGACTCCTTGATCACTTGGCAGAGTTTGCAAGCGGTAGAGAATATACACTTGAAGTTTCTTCTGAGTTGGTAGACAAAGGAGACAAATTATCAAAGGATGAGTTGTTATCCTTTATGTCATCTCTGTCTCTGACCGCAGCAGGCAAGGCAATAACACCTCATGATCATCAGTTAGATGCTATTTTGAGAGCGATCAATAGAGATAGATGTCTTTTGCTATCTCCTACGGCAAGCGGCAAAAGCCTTGTCATCTATTCTCTCATTCGATACTGGCTAGAATCAATACAGCCACATCGAAAGATTCTTGTGATCGTTCCTACGATCTCTCTTGTATCTCAGATGATATCAGATTTCAAAGAATATAGCCATGCAAATGGATGGAATGTCGATGAAAATGTACATGGTATATTCGGAGGCGAAGAGAAAATCACAGACTGTAGAGTGATTGTATCAACATGGCAATCGATTTATAAACTACCCAAGGGGTATTTTGATCAGTTTGAGGCAGTCATAGGCGACGAGGCTCATCTGTTCAAGGCACAGAGTCTATCAGGGATCATGGGAAAATTAGTAGATTGTCCATATCGTATTGCATTGACGGGAACTCTTGATGGTACAAAAACTCACAAACTAGTGATCGAAGGTCTATTTGGTCCCACACTGAGAGTTACAACCACCAAGGACCTCATAGAGAAAAATCTACTGTCCACATTAGAAATCGATTGTCTTCTATTGACCTATCCCGAACAAGATTGCAAACTGATGAAGGGAATGGAATACAAAGACGAGATCGATTGGTTGGTCACTGATCCTAGACGAAACGCTTTGATCACAAAGGTAGCATCGTCCGTAAAAGGAAATACGCTCGTATTGTTTCAATTCGTAGAAAAGCATGGTAAACCTCTGTACGAAATGATCAAGAAAAGCACAGACAGAACCGTGTTCTATGTCAGCGGAGAAACAGAGGCAGAGATAAGAGAAGAGATTAGAACTATCACAGAGAAAGAGGACAATGCGATAATAGTAGCCTCTTTCGGTACATTCAGTACGGGCATCAATATACGAAGCCTAAAGAACATCATATTTGCATCTCCAAGTAAGAGCAGAATTCGTGTACTTCAAAGTATTGGTAGACAACTAAGAAAGTCAGACCGCAAGGACAAAGCAAGACTTTATGACTTCGCAGATGATCTACACTGGAAGAGTAGCAAGAATCACACGCTGAAACACTTCATCGAAAGAGTGCGTATATACTCAGAGGAACAGTTTCCGTATCGCATGATAAAACTCCCCATAAAGGATTCAAGATGAAACCACTAGGTCATATGATGATAAAACTGACAACAGGTGAATTGGTAGTAGCCAGTGTTACCGTGTTGGCAAACGACTATCTACTTGAAAATCCGATGGCAGTGATGTTCATCCCTCAAACTAATAAAAAGGGAGAGATCATCAATACGAACATTCTATTCAATCAGTGGATAGAGTTCTCAGTTGATACTCATCTAAAAATACCCAAGAGCAGTGTGATTACGATTGCCACACCAGACAGTCAAATGGTTCAGGACTATCTACTATCGGTAAAGAATCAGGAAATCCAATGGATGCAGACTGAATTCAATACTCTGTTTGATAGTCTGGAAGCACAGGAAATACTGCAAAACGATCAGAATCCTAATGACAAAGAAGTCGATATGGAGTATAATGATCCAAATCAACTTCCCTTAGATGAACCTGATGAATCAGAGGATACAGAAGACACTAATTAATAAGTAACTTCTGAAACCGAACACTGCTATTTAGACTCACCTACGCGAGGTACCCTTCAACAAAATTGCCAGATTTTGGCAGAAAGTCGAGATTTCGTGAGTAGTCATTATATTGACAACAAGACATTTCTGAAGGAAATTATTGCCTACAAGAAAACAGTACGGTCTGCAAAATCTAAAAACCTACCCAAGCCAGGTGTCAGTAACTACATCGGACAGTGCTTTCTTGATATTGCAAACAATTTAGCAAAGAAACCAAATTTTGCAAATTACCCATTCAAGGAAGAGATGATCGGAGACGGGATTGAAAACTGCATTCAATATACCGATAACTTCGATCCTAAAAAGTCATCAAATCCATTCGCTTTCTTCACGCAGATTATTTACTACGCATTTATCCGTCGTATACAGAAGGAGAAGAAGCAACTGTATGTGAAAATGCGTTGTTTTGAAGAGAACGACCCAACAGGTAGATTTAGAAATTGGCTGAAGGACTCGTTTGAGGAGACAGAAAACCCCTTCCAAGAAATTCTTGCTCTTGAAGAGAAAAATGCAGCGACCCCGACCCCCAAAGCAACTAAAAAGAAGGGCAAGAAACCAAATACAGAGGCTCTAGATGTCTTCATGGAGGACAAGTCTTGAAGATTGCAATTGTAGCAGATACACATTTTGGGGCTAGGAATGATTCGCCCGTGTTTCTGCACCATTTCTGTAAGTTCTTTGATGATGTCTTTTTCCCGACATTAGACGAACGAGGAATTACTCAGGTCATTCACTTGGGTGACCTCATGGACAGAAGGAAGTTTGTAAATTTCGGAACTTTGAATGCCACCCGAAAGCATTTTGTTGAACCTCTTCTAAACAGAGGCATAGTTCCTTACATCATTTTGGGAAACCATGATGTGTATTTTCGAAACACTAACTCTGTAAATTGTGTTAGGGAATTGTTCGATACAGAGATGAATCTGATCGATGTTCCACGGGTTGTTAATTTTGACGGGTTGCCGATTGCTATGTTGCCTTGGATCAACAAAGAAAACGAGGCAGATTCCCTTAATTTTGTGAATACCTGTAAATCACCTATCTTGATGGGACATCTTGAACTAATGGGGTACGAGGTTTTACGAGGTGTTGAATCCCACGAAGGCATGGATTCGGCCCCATTCAGTCGCTTTGAGGCTGTTTATAGCGGACACTACCACTGTAAGCATACCAAGGGAAATATCCATTACCTAGGAACTCCATATCAGATTACTTTTGGTGATCTTTATGAACCGAAGGGATTTCATATCCTCGACACTCAAACAAGGGAAATTGAGTATGTAAGAAACCCACTAAGCATGTTCAACTGTATTGAGTATGATGATACCAAAAACGACTATTTTACTGAATTGCCTGAATTTGGTACATACGGCAACACCTTTGTTCGCGTGATTGTGAAGAACAAAAACAATCCTCTCATGTTCGACCGATTCATCGATAAACTAAACGAATCTAAGGTTTATGGGGTGAATCTGTTACAGGACAAGGATCTTGGCATTCAGGGAGGCGAAGAAATTGATGCATCCAAAGACACTCTAAGTCTAATCAACCTTGAGATAGACAACCTGAAGATTGAGAATCCTGTAAAACTCAAGCAAATCCTAAGAGATTTGTACAATGAGGCTCTTTTTAGTTGATCTTCTAAATACCCGTATCACCACACATCGGAGGCACGGGTATGACCATTTATGGGTTTGATCAAGGATATTACTTCTACGCTAAAAAGACAAGTGATGCTGATTTTACAGTAGGAGAGATCCTAGACCTACAGAACGCAGACGATAGTCGCGCAAATGCCAATCTGATGTACTGGTACCTAACAGCCATAGAGGATATCGAAGGCTCAAATGTAAAGAAGTACAAGATTTACCCTATACGCAAGAGTGGAGACAATACTGGAAACTATGTGATGTATCCTGATTTCCGTTTGCTTTCCTCCATGTTTCTTGTTGGATTAGCAAGTGGAGCAAAGGCGCAATTGAGAGGTCCTTACCTAGGAGGAAGGATTCTCACGGATACAGAAGCGTCGGGTAATCTTATCGTCACAATAGGAGAATCTGACTACGAACCCACTCGCCATGATTTGTTCACATATCAAGATGATACTAAGGTGTTTGTCACAACACAGGGAGATCCGTTCAATGCTAACTTCATGAGCGATACTCCTTTCTCCGCAGAAACTTTGAACTACTCTTGTGTACCGATTCTAGACCGACAAGAATTGGCTGTCCCTTATGTCGGAGTTTTTAATGGAAACAATAGATGCGGTGGTGCTTTGCTTACACCATGGCATGTGGTGACTGCAAATCACTACCCTATAAACGCAGTTCAAACATCACTTACTTTTTATAATCAAGCAAGTGATACTAGAATAACGAAAGGTATTTCTGGATCTTTGCCTGTTTCTTGGTATGACATATATGCAAACCTAGGAATAACTTGGCTAAAGAATAATGCAGGAGCAACCAATGAAGAAAAATATCTCTGGACGCATCAAACGCTAACGACTTACTATAGTCAGAATTACGGAAGCGACATAGCCAATAGATTTCTTGAGGGACTAAATGACCTTCGCGTATTGCTATTGAACTCTGCCGTGTCTTTGGCAGTAAAACCTGCCAAGTTGCCTAAGTTTACAGATGACATTTATTCCAAATTGGGTTATGGAATAATAATCGACCAAAATCAAAGAGGGTATCTCACACCTCTCAAAGACAATGTTGCAAATCAATCGGTGAGACCCACAGGCGGTTCTTCTGTTCTTTCGCAATATGCATCCCAATCTCCCCTTCCGAATGGAACAAGATATGGAGATATATTCAGAAACATAGTGAGTGGCGATTCATCATCTCTCGTATTGTCATCTTATGCAGGAGAGACGATATTTTTAGGAACAATCAATGGTGCTAGTAGCGAGGAAGAACCACAGATCAATGTTGTTAACGGTTTACCGACAACAGATGTTCCTCTAGGAAAGTCAAATCCTGCGGGATCTACCTACGAGAATGGTTGTAAACTCTGGATGTACCTAGGTATTGAAATTCCTGTAACAGTGTTATCCGATGAGTTCCCTAATCCATGGTATCAAAATCAAGATCTAGTCGATAACCCTGCATCTTACCCACCGTTTATACTTGATCTGTACAATCAACCATATCTAACAGATTTCCCTGATGTTCTTCGCAATCCATTTGCGATGATTCAAACTTACATCAATAATTGGTCAAGATCACAAATAGCAGAATACCCATCAACTGATGTTGAATTTGATGTGATTGATATTGTTGATGATTGTCCTTGGTTTCCGTGTCCTGATTGGAAATACTACTATCGAACTAGTGTAAATCAATCGGTTGTCGCTGCTGATTTGTTTCAATATGACAGAGCGCCAAGAGAAAGGGTAAATCTAGGCACAAGACGGTCTCCTATCACTACTACAAGAATATTTGATTACTCAACTAATCCTGGTTCTCAGAGAGCATCGACAAGAGTAAGTCCTTACTACGCTCTTGTCAGAATCAATGACGAAGATGCTACTGGATTTTGGAATGGTTGGGGGGACAAAGAAGTTGCTCTTTACAGAGGAAATCCTGCAACAGGTACTCGCGCATACGCATGGGAGAGTAATCCTGCTGTTCCTAGTAGATCAAGTCCGTGGCACAATATCATATATGAACACACCATTGGTCTGTATTCTTGGGGTTTCCGTTCGTTCATGCTTCATCTACCTTATAGTTCTTTGAGCATAGGATCTGCACTCACCTATGAAAACATGGTGAATGAATACGATGGAGATTATTACGGAAGTCCTTATTATGCAGATTATCATTCAACTTCAGATCTAACTCCTCAAATAACGATGGGGGTAAACTATCCATCAAGATGGAAGGGGTTTTTCGAATCACTTGAGGCTCTTGCTTTAGGACAAATGTATCCTGAAGGCAAAGAACCGATTTCAGAACCGACCAGCGTAATGATTTATTTGCCATCTCTTGTTGCACCAAACACAACAGCAAGAACATCATCTCAATCTGATTATGAACGATTGGGTGAGACAGAATGGCTGAGAAGAATAGATTCTCTTGCTAATCGGTTTATCAATCTGCATAACAAGGTAAAAGATAGATCTAGATTTGCGGTTGCTTTCGATAGCGTATCCAACAGCCATACTCCAAATACATCAAGTGATGTGTTTGAACTTGGAGATTGGAGATTACTCAATACTTTGAAACAAGCAGGTGTAAATGTATATGTTACTCCGAGACCAAATGCTAACAGCGAATGGGCTGATTTTGATTTATGGAGCGA